CTTTGGCTTTTTGTATATTGTTTTCAGCCACATATCGCACTAAGGCAAGTTGATTGCTTGTCATTCCCATTTCACATTTCCTCCGGTAAATTCTAATTTAACTGACCTTTTAATTCCCACTTTCAAATTCTTCAAGTGCTTTGTAATACTCGCTTCCCTTAATTTCTGTGAACCCATCACTCTCTGGTGTTATTCCATTCTTTTTAGTTTTAACATTCATATAGCATTTTCCGTCATGTTCAAATCTGGTAACTGAATAACCGCCGTAACGCAATTCCTTAAAATAATCGCCTTCTCTAACTGGATGATTATTAATTATGATTTTTCTCTCAATGCATAATTCTTGAAACTCTTTTAATGTCTTGCTGTTTGCTCTGAAACTACGCATCATCACATCGGAATCACAGAATATATTGACAGGTTTTAATAATTCCTTACCGAACTTTGCATTATTTTCTTCACAATCCTCAACGTAAAGACGAATACTGTGTTTTTCGAAATCTTCAAATGGTCTATTGCAAAATCCATTTCCGCCGATATGATATGCGTGTCCTGCAATTCCTTTTTCGCCAAAAAATTCATTTATCAATTTTCGTCTTTCTTCGTCATGGACGTTGTAATCTTTAATTTCATTTAAAAAATCTTTATTCGTAACAATATAGAATTTTTCCATGTTTTTTCTCCTTTAAAACAAACTCATTTGTTGCTCGTCATAAATATATCTTTTTCTTTCTGGCATCTCTCGCTGGCAAAATATACGCTTAACTCTTTCTTTCTGTTTGAGATTTGCCATATAATAATTATCAACCTCCGGCGGAACTGACAAATAGTATTCTACCGGTAACTGCAACTGATTCTCGGTACAGATTTCCGCAATCAGACTTTGATAATAAATGATATGATTCCGTGTCAGATTCATGTTGCATCCATCGGACCAGAACGGATCATTACATCCATTCTGGTTTATGTCCTTCCATTGCGCTATTTCTTCACGGATATGCTGGCAATATGATTTTACTATTTTCTCTGGCGTTTCTTCTTTCATGGCAGTACCTCCGGGAAGTCCGCGAAATTCATTTGTCCTTTGCAATTTCCACCGATCGTTGACGGATCCCATCCAACTCCAATGTAGTCCAGAACCTTTGCCCATCCATAGTCGTTCCCATCCTTATCCTTACACATATGGAACATCAGATAATCCCACTCTTTCGGATTGCTCTCATACAACAGATCAAATCTATGTGGTCGTTTCTCCATATGGATTCCAAAACCGCACATACTGCATCCGGTACGCTGTGCCTTGGTTGTGTATAGTGTCCCGTCCGGCTTTTTCTCAATCGTTCCGTAGATCTCCGGGATAATGCTGTCTGGCATTTCAAAACTTTGAGGTAATCTTCCTTCTTTCAAAAGTTTCTCATGATATTTTTCTTTCAGTCCGGCTTTCCACAATTCGTCCATTTCCAATGCGAGTTTTAAAATGTCCTGTCTATGAAAGATTGCAAATGGTGCCGATCTGATCGTAGATGCTCCAAAATAATTACATCCGTTCATCCGCAGACTCTTGGCACGTCTACCACCTTCGGATGCCATCAGTCCAAGATATGGCACGCTGTTATGCTCTTTTCCCCAGTCATCACAGTTTTTCTCTTTAAGGTAATAACAACACTTGGACGATACGAGAAAATCTGGCTTCTGATAATCACACCCTTCATTTTCGTTTTCATATCCACCGAACAGCTTTAACCATCTCTGTTTTAGCTGCATTTTAGAGTTTTTCTGCCATCCGCCATATTCTCCAGTCTCCCCAGTAATAATCGCATGGCGGACAGTTTTATTTTTCTCTGACGGATTTTGTAACAATTCTATCTTGGCAGCCACTTCCTTTGAAATGACCGGAAATCCAAATTCCTGTATGACCTTTGGTTTCGTCCAATAAGTACCATCATCCCTTTTCAGCGGTGGCACATTGATAATTCCAAGAGCTTTATGTACTCTCTGTATACTCTTGTCTTCCAGTGTAGATGCACTGACTCCGGGTGCATCAATTCCGCATACCTCATGTAAAAACAGGTATAAGATTATACTGTCAAGTCCACCGACCGAAACATGGTAGTTGAGCAATCTTCCATCACATTCACTTGCGAACTCTTCTGCTCTGATCTGTGCATATTTTCTTTTATATTCATATGGCTGCTTTTCTTTCTGCATAAATGATGCAATCTTCTCATATGCTCCGATCCGCTCCATTCTTTCTTTTACTGATTCCATTTTTTTCTCGGAGTAAAGAGCTCTTTCACGCTGGCCAGCAAACCTCTCACTCCTTTCGATTTACTTCAAAATTTCATCTAAGCAGGCATTCCAGCCTTTATCAAATCTTCCATTATCACAATAAGCAGGATGATTTGCTTTCTCCGGCAGTTCCCGAAGTGGACACCAATCTGGTTTTTCGTATGTTTCAGAATCAACAATTCTTGATACTTTCATAGCCTGGCAACTGTCAATACCTGCATCCGCGTTACAATACAAAAAGTTGCAACCAAAACATGATTCTGGCATATCCATAACTAATACTGCTTTAGACATCACCCCCACCTCCTATTTTTTATACACTCTCCATGCTTCAAAGCTATTTCCTTTAGGTACATCGCAAAGCCAATACGTTGTACGTGTTTCTCCATCTTCATCAGTTCCAAAACCATAATAAATATAGGCTTCTTCTACCGTTAATTCGTTTACGTTACACCCATATTCTTCCGCGCCAATTTTTAAAGCTTCTTCCTTGTTATATTTACTCGCATTGAAACCAAGCGAATCTCCGTCTCCGTAAAAACAGTCATAATCAAATTTACTCATATTCTCACACTCCTTCCGGCTTCTCGCATCGTTCAAATTCAATCACCCACACCCAAGGTGAGGCATTCCAACCGTAGCGGTCAAGATCGGACTTCTTGATGGTAGAATCCCAGAGTCTTGAAAAAGCATATCTTTTTTCTTCTCCATTCAACACATGAGGATATTCCACCTCTACACCCTCTCTGCCAATCTGCTCAGATGTGATATCCTGCAACCGCTCCACTCTCACATCCGTAACCTTAAGCCAGATACGTGCCGCTTCTTTCGGCATGTGGATTGATGGTTTCCACTTTGTAACATCGGCAATGTCATTTCTTTGCCAATCTTCGTAGTAATAGTATCCGTTCGGTGCCTTTTTCCATGTTTCACGGACATACAGAATATCGCCCGGTTGATATGGTGCTCTTCTTTCTGGCAGCAGCGGATAGCCACATTTTGCACAGTATACGTTCTCTGCCAATTTGCCATATATGTATTCTTTATGCACATACTTACAATGCGGACACTCTTCCCATTGAGGTTTTATGATTCGTCTTGTGCAAGACTTTCTCCCGTCCAGAATTGCCCGAACCATTTCCGTGTTGAATAAAATCGGTTTAATTGCCATCTACTCCACCGCCTTTCACAATTTCGATTGCATGCTCATAACTTCTTGCTTTCTCTTTTCCTAAATTACTGTCGTATGCATTCTCCCAAAACTTTCTCTCATTTTCCAACTGCTCCACAACCTTGTCCGGGTCGTATGCAGTTGGCATATTGTTAATCGCATCTTTTACTGCATCAATCTTCTCATCGTTCGCCATCCTGTTCCACGCTTCTATAGCTTTATTCCTGCAAGAATCAATGTTTACAATTGCGGTATCCTCTTTTTTCATATCAGGACAATATCCACTTGCTCGAGCATGGCAATTTTCACACTCGCACCATATTGTAAATCCAATGTATTCTTTTTTTGCCGCTTTTATCTTGCATTCTCCGCCACAAAACGGACATGGATTCAATTTTTCGTTCATTCTTCATCGCCTCCAAAACTAAATTCAATCCCATCGCTCCAATCGACACCTAACTGTTTACATTTTTCTCTCGTAGATGTACCTCCAGAATGACTGGTTCTGAAAAGAAACAGTTCTTGAACGATACTAAAATATGACATTCTATAATAAAAGCGTTCCTCTTCGTCCAACTCCCTAATAGCATCTTCACCATGCACATATTCGTACCATTCCTCGAACTTTCCGACCAACTCCTGCATAAGGCTAATGCAATACTTCAAGATGTGCTTTTCATCGTGGCTCTCCAATTCTTTCTCTACAATCTGTTTCTCCATCGCCGCCCGACATTCTTCCAGTGTGCCGATTGCGCGATACTGTTTCACTTCTTCCAAGAGTAACACTTGTCGGCATAGTTTCTCGTAATCTTTTTCCTTGTCATACTCAATATCCACTAATAGTTTCTTATCCGCCATCACGCATAGTAGCTCGTACCAGCTTAATCCATGTCGCCTTGCTAATTTCTCCAAAGTCTGTCCATGATTTTCCATTGCCTGTTTTTCATGCGGTGCAATTAAATTCCAGTCTATAGATTCATTTGTTCCTAAAATTGGGAATTTTTTCTCACTCACAACCGCACCTCCAACAGTTCCGGGTTATCAATCATGTTGCCGATCACTTCAAAATTCTCTGAATCAAAATCATCCAGTTCCTCATAATCATCACAGCCCGGTTCATTCGTACACCATCCGTTTTCGTGCCACAAGACACGCTTTCTCGTCTCATCTTCTGGAAACTCATCATCGATATGCCCTGAAAGAATGTCATTCTCCCAAATCAGCTTGCCGTTCTTATCCTTAAGTCCGGTGCACTGGCAGATTGTCTCCTCTTCAATAACTGTATTGGGTTGTACACCGCTAAATCCATCCCAGTACACCCACATATTATCTGTCAACGTTCTTTTACCTCTGTATAAATGTCTATCTTCCATCACGCTTCACCTTTCTTCCTTTGATCTGCTCCAACATAATCCTCGATACCTCTGGCAGTCTCAAGCTCTCCATGCATCCATTATGCAGACCGCTTTCCTCATTCCATTTTGCCACCGGACATTTCTTACAGAGAGTGTTTGTGCAGAACTCTCCGATCTGCCGGATAGTCAGTTCTTTATTTGTCATCTTTTCCATGCTATTCCTCACTTTCTGCCTTAAGCCAATCCAAAACACATGATTTGCAAGCCTCTTCAGGATGAGAACATTCCTCTACGCCCATGTGTTCTATGCAACTTCCAAATAATACTTCTGCCAACTCCTCATCCGTCATGCTTCTGATCCGATCTGCATTGGTCTGTGGCTTCTTCTGGTCTCTAAGAAACGCACCAATTATAGGCATATCCCTGTCTGCAAAAGAGAGATGCTCACTACTTTTCGCAGAATAGATAACCAAAGGATTCTGTTTTCCAGCTTTACCGGCTCTTAATACCTCATAATGATTGTTTGAGAGCGGAAGTAATTGCCATCCGTCCTTAACCAGCCATTTTTTTAAATTTTCTAACTTACTGATATGTAACACATTTCTTTTTGCCATATTTCTACCTCACTAAATCTAATCCTCATTTATGTAAAACTCATTTCCATGTCTGCTGTACCCAAAGCAAAGGCTTCCATCATCACAAATTAATGCCAGTTCTAAGTCGGATAATTGTGTATTATTTTTAATAACCTTATAAACAGAACGATACATACCCGGTGTATGATCTAAGACAATGTCATAATCTTCAAGATTATCAACTTTATATCTTGAAATTCTGTATTTTTCCTTTAATTCTTTATAAATTGTGCTGTTCATGATTGACTTTTCTCTCTCATTTTCAGTAAAGGCATATGCTGGATAAATTCTCTTTTCAATCTCCATATTATTTTTCTCCTATCTCACTAAATCTATTGTTTTAACAGATATCCCTTTAAATTTCCCGGTGCGACAATACTCTGCGGTATCAAAAAACATAATGCATCCATCGTCTTTTCCGGTATCTTCACTTCCTACAAGTGCTATGCTTACACCGTTTCTTATCAGTGTATTTTTTAACAACATCAATGCCGCTCCTATCTCCTGCTTGGTTTCATCTGTCATTTCAACTTCACCTTTCTCTTTCTGCCTTTCTTCTCAAACTTATCGCACATCCCAACCGGACACTCACGCCTTAATCTGGTCTGTAAATAATATCCACACATGATTTCTGTCTGGTTGTGCTTGTACGCGTATTTACATTTCCGGCAGTATTTTACGCTTGTCTTTGTCATTTCTCCCATGTTAATAATCCTTATTTCACCGCTTTTCCTGTTACAATATCCCAATTTTCATCCTCAATAAACTGATTCCGAATAATCTCATCCGTCAGATAGTGTTCCTTACTCTTTGGCTGCTTGCGCCAATAGGAATCAATGTAATAGGCAACCCAATTCATAAATTCTTCGATTTTGGCATTTGAGAAACGGTAAGAATCTTTTAATGTCGGAATAGTCAGATACATTGTGGAGGCAAGCGCGCTCTCGATATTCCGATCTGCGCCAAGCACTGCCCGTCCATTTTTTATATCTGCCATATACAATTTTTGTGACATTGGGATTGATTTTACCCACTTGACCACATCAATTTTCTTTTTACGGCAATATGCCATCATGCTCTCGCTCGTTACCGCTTCGTCATCATCGTCCTGCCAAGATTTCCGACGCTCAACGGTTTTGCTATAAAAATTCGTGACCTGCTTAAACGTCATATCAAACTTGTCATACAAAATGGCTGTAAAAATATATCCCATGTGATTCGCGATATTATCTCCTAACTGGCATTTTGCTAATTCCTGCTTATAAACACTCAATGGAATCACCCTTTTTCTCTGCTGTACGCTATGCATTTGTCCACCTTCCTTTTAATTTTTTATTTTATATTTCCACTCGCTATCACTTTTTCAATGATTTCCTCCTGCATCCGCTCTGCGATATGATCCCGGACTGATTCTTCTGGAAATGCGATCTGATATGTCCGCTCCTTGATCCGGTTCGTGATCCGGTCATCATACTGTAGTGTCTCCAACGGATCATTGCTCGTAAAAATAGTCACTTTCCGGTTTATGTAACGTTCATTGATGATCTGATACATCTTATCGTTGATCCAGTCCGCTGGTCTCTCCACTCCGAAATCATCAATCACAAGGATGTCTGTGGTGTAGAGCGCGTCCAAAAGCTGATTCTCACTGTATTTTGTATCTCTCTGCCATGTATTCTTGATCTCTTGCAGGATAGTCAGCGACACCGCAAATTTCACTGCATAGTTTTTCATCAGCTCATTTGCGATTCCGGCAGCAATCCTCGTCTTGCCGCTTCCCTTTGTCCTTGACCAGATATACAATCCCATGCCTCTTTCCTTCTGGCTCTCAAAATCATCCAGATAGGTTTTTATGATTTTACAGGCATCTGACACCATCTTTTTACTTTCCTGCTTCCTGTACACATCCATTCGAAACGATCTCAGATCCATCCCACGGAATGCCTCCGGTATATCTGCGAATCGCAACCGCCTTGACATGACCGCTTTCTCACGGCATTTACACGGTACTGCTATTTCAACTCCGTCTTTTATTTTCAAGATCCACTCCCTGCCTTCGCAAATTGGACACACATCAGAATCCCTGGAAGTCTCCGGTGTCTCCGCATTCCTGCATAAGTTCGTTGAGTGATTTTTCATGCGTTCCAGTATCTCTTCCAACTGATCCATCGTTCTCTCCTTTCAGATAATGCATAAACAAATTTTCTTTCAAGAAATTCTCTGCATTTTTAATATAACGATCAGGTGTCCTTTTCTTTTGACAATCAACAGCGTAATTTTGTGCAGCCACTATCAGATCATCTTCAGGTACACCAGCCAGTACCGCATTGCAGTATTCTGTTTCAACAAGACAGCCAGTACACCGTTTCGGATAGACTGCTGCAAACTCTGCATACCGTTCCACGGGGGATATAGGGGGTGTATTTTGTTTATGTTTATGTCTTTGTTTATTAATAGGTTCACTTTGTGGTTCAAACTGTGGTGCAATTTGTAGTTCACTTTGTGGTTCAAACTGTGGTTCATTTTTACTGTAATTTTGAACCACAAGACTATTTATTTTATATTGTGCTGCAAGATTCCCACCGCGCGATTTCCATTCGATGAACCCATCTGTAGCAAGCTTGTTTCTCGCTCTCTTTAACGCTGATGCATTTAATCCAGACCGAAGTCCAAGGACTGACGAGGCTACCGTAAACGTATCTGGCCACCCTGCTTTATTCGCTATGGACATTAACGCATGCCATAAGGCGATTGCAGTGTTGGGCTGCGGGTTTAGTTCGAGCCTGTCGTAAAATGCTTTTATCTCAGCTAAATAGTTCAAGTTTCCACCTCCCGAATCCGAACTTCAATCCGTGGATTTTCAGCATCTATACGAAATTCATCAGAGAATCCACAGATCTGCTCCCAGCCATCATTTTTTAATACATGGCAGTTAACTAATGCATCCTGGATCACTTTTCTGCCGAATGACGATATATTGTCCAAATCACGCCTTTTATTCTTTTCCACCCACAGATATTCCATAAATACTTTTTTATTGATATTTACGTCTCTCAGGCACTTTCTGATGTACACAGAAACAATAGCTTCATTCTGCTTTTTCATCTCTCCGCCTTTATATCTGCTTGCCTTATCCGCACGGATGAAATCATTCAGATTATCCAGTCTCCCTGGAATGATTAGTAAGTATTCCAATCTCACGCCACCTTTCAAATGTCATTTTCATCGAGAGCCGCTTCTTTAGAACCGCTCTCGCTCTATGTAAATCTTTTGCAAGATATTCTTGAAGTTCTTTCTCATCCACCGGATCACCGGGGACTGGTCTGTAATAACCATTGCCAACGTTAATGATGCAGTCACCTTCGTTGTTCGCACTCTCGACCATTTTTCGAAACTTTCTGTCTTTTACCGGGTTTGACATTCTAGCCATTGGCTCTTTGTGTCCATAGGGAATATCGTTGATCGTATTCATTAATCCCCTTTCTTCTCCGGGACTAAACCCGGAGATAATAACCAGCTTCCAATAAATCGTGATATATTATTTTCTGCATAAATAGGTTTCTTTCTGCCGGACGGCAAGGTGTTCCAACCCTATAACCACGACTTCCCAAAAATATCTCTGAAATCTTCTCTTGTGCCGTAATGAGATTCAAAATATTCCTGCGCCATAGTTTTTAATTTCAGATCAATTTCTTTTGCATTTGCTCCCCTCTGCGCTCCGTTAGGATGCAGATCAGGTCTGAGCGGAATAACAAAGCCATACTTTTCACTGTTTTTACGGTTTGAACTTCCAAAGATATGATGTCTTTCCACCGGATATGTTCCGGTAAAATAACAGTGATCCATATCATCCGTGAACACGCTCCAAAGCTTTTTACTCATGTTCCCCACTCCTGTTTCATTCGTTCCAATTCATCCGGTGTAGCTGTCTCAATTCCAAGTTCCTTTGCTTCTTCAACAATCCGATCTATAAAGTGGCTCATTTCGGCAGTATCGTATTCACTGGATCCTTTAATCATCAGATATGAAGCAAATTTCCCATTGTCTTTAATAAATTTCCAATGACCATCTACCTTTGACATATCCACTGATTTTTTTACTGTGATTGTGATATATCCATCTTCATCCTCATATAATGTTCCATATTTCTGGAGCATCTGCTCATATACATCCTCTTTACTTGAAGATATATCTGGATGATTGGCAATCTTCGTCATTAATACCCACGCATAAGCATTTGCATCAAGGCTTCGTTTCTGCTTATATTTGACCGCTCGGATACGTAACAGATCATCTGATCTCATATTTTCAACCTGTCCTGCTGCCGAAGAATCAACCTCAAATGTAAGGATGATGCCTTGTCCATTTAATGTACGGCTCGCTCCGGTCAGTTTTCCTATAGTATCCATAAGCTACTCTTCTTTCTTTTTCTTATACCAGCACTTAACCTGTTCAATGATCTTAGCAGCCATTTCACTTGATAAATCTGAAGTCTTTTCAAAATGATATTTTTCTTTCAGCGTTTTCCAGATATCATTGGATGTAGCATTCTCACACATATCAGAATACGCACTTACAAAATCTGTCATTGTCCTAAGCTGTTCTACGGTTGCTGGAACAAAATCATTTTTAGGTTCTACCGTATGGCTTTCTGAATCTGGATCCTGCATCTCTTCGGTAGGAATACAGAACACTTGAAAACAAGCATATTTAAACGCAATCGCCATAGCTTTATTCGTAGCCTTATCTCCGCTGTCCATTCCCTCCCCGATTGTTACAGCTGTGATGCTGCTTCCGTCTTCGGCAAAAAAGGTATATTTAATCTTGCAGACGGAATAAATCAGTGTCGCACCTTTGGGAGTTTTCCTCTCTTCTCTGGTCTGCTCTAAGACCTCTGGAACAATAAATATATGATTATTGACCAGAGCTGGATTGATTGCATTCATTACTGCATCGATTCCACGGTATTTAAAGCCTTGCGATTTATTCACATCATTCTTTCCAACCGCGCCGATTTCTTCCATACAGCGGGATATGGCTTCGTAAATGTTCATTTTTTTTGCAGTCTCTGCCATTATTTACGCTCTCCTCCTTCGTTATATTCCAAGGCTTTCTTCTGCAAATTCTCAAGCAGCTTTGGAATATTCATCCTTTTAATAGTGTCGACAGCAAGCTGATCTTTCAGATTCTGTTCCAAAGTCTTGATAACTGTATCTTCCGCATCTTTTTGAGCCTTCTTGACCATTTCACTAACCTGTGCAGACAATGTTTTATTGAGGTACTCTCTAATACATTTCTCAGAGATAGAATATTTTTTATCCGAATCATATCTTGCGACAGAATAATCGCTGTCATAAATCTTTCTTGTGAGATATTCTTCATATCGCTGCCCTACAAATTCACTGATTGGTACAAAATCGACCTCACCACTCCACGAAGATTTTTTTACCGGTATCTTAATCTTTTCAATCTGGCTTTCTGTAACGGTCGTTACAAAATCATCCACTCTTTCCTCAATGATTTTCACTGCTTCTTCTAATTTCTTGGCAATTTCTACATCAAGTTTATTTACGACATCATCCACAGACTTTCCTAAAAGTTCATTCTTGACACCACAAATAACCTGATCTTTGATTTTCTCGTCAATGGTATATTCTTCATCATTTAACCAGTCTAACTCTACCTCTATATTAAATTTTGCCATCTCTTTCTCTCCTCCTCTTATTTGGTTCTTTTAAAGTTAATGTCGTTCTCTCTCATAAACGCTTCTAACTGCACAATCTGAAATGGATCAGCAATAATCTCATAAACAATTGAATTATTAACCGGCTTCGGCTCTATAAACTTTTCTTCCGGTGCAGTCTGCGTAACTGGTGCTTCCTGCATCGGAGTATCAATAACAGAATCAGCCTCTGATGCCTTACGTGCTTCCTCTTCCTGTCTGCGCAAAATCTCTTCTTTCTGTTTCTGATACTGATTCATGACCTCAATAGCATCTGATAATTCTAAGGTTGCCTTGTATTTCTCAATCCCCTTATCCTCAAACTCTGATCCCATGCTACGGATAATACCGAGATCTTTTTCAACATGATCCACACGCTCTGTAATAGCATCTGTAATGGCTTTCTTTGTAGTGGTGGCATTCTCCCACTTGCTGTCATAAATTCTCTGTAACGGAAGATATCCGATCGCTTCCTCATGCTCTGCCATGATCTCCGTATAGATTTCAGAAATCAGCGATTTCTTTTCTTCCACACGTCTACGCTCAAATTCCTCTACCTGCTCATTGATAAAATTGATTGGTTCATCAATAAGCTTGTCTAGTTCCTTTACCTGCGCTTCAAAATTGGTATACGGAATCATAAACGACTTCTTTACTTCCAGCTTTTTATCATTAACTGATTTTTTCAGTTTTCTAAGACTTGCAATTGTCTTTTTGGCTTCCGTCTTGGAATCCTCTGTAAAGATCATATTTTTATAAACTTCCAATTCGGAATTAAGTCTTTCCTTGATCTCCTCAAAATTAAAACCAATTGCACCATTTTTCTGTTCTACATTTACTCTGATTTCTTCCATCTTTCTTTTATCCTTTCTTCCTCTGATTCAATATCTGCCATCTCTTCACGTCTGGCTTGTTTCTCATATAATCTGTGGCGGCGTTCTCTGTCCCTCTCGTACTCTTCGAGCATATCAAGGCTGTCCGGTATGTAATCATTCATATCTGTGAGAAAATCCCTCCCCATCATCGTCTGTGTTGGTAATCAGCTTTCTTGTACCATACACAAATTCACCATGAATACTTCCGTCGGTATGCCATGACACTTCACCGGCTTCTATGTCTAAATCTTCCAGTGTTCTTTCAAATTCTGCCAGTGCATCCTTGAGTATTCCTAAATCCTTCCATGTCAAACTAGGCGCTGCCATTTAAAAATTCCTCCATTTCCATCTGTTTAAAATCTGTAGATAAAACCATGTATCTGGCAGCTTTCTCTTGCTGTTGCTTCATGTACTGCTCGTCCCGGCATTCTTCACACATGTTTCCTTCGCCGGGATCTAAACTGCATCCACAGATCCTGCATTTTCTGTAAAACATAAAATCACGCTTTCCAATATTCAGTTTTCGTGTTACAATAAACGCAGAAATACTTTTGTATTTCCACGGTTAAATAGCACCTGTACTCGCCAAAGTTATCAGGGTGCTATTTTTTTGTCCTCAAATTCCCCAAGGAACTCAACATCAGCGTCAAGCTTGTCCTTCCGGCGGATCATGTAAAAGTATGCTTTCCGCTTTTCTTCCCGGCGTTTCTCCACATCCAAGATCACAACTCCGATAAGTGCAATCACCGCACCGAGTACCATTTCAATCAGCAGAAAAACATAATACATTCCATCCGCATCAAGCATTCCACCCAGAAACATGATTCCAAGCCCTACTGCTATAAATACTTTACTGATCTGCTTCATTCTTCATCCATTTTTTTCTTCTTTTGAAAACTCTTCGATTTTTCTCATGAAACCCTGTTTCTCCTCTCTACTTGTACTTCCTTCTAGCGGAATCCGTTCTGTCATTATAAGAAGCCTTGCATTATTGAGTTTATCCTTGTGGTCGTGGACAAACTCTACTTTTACAACTCCATCTCCATACAACCTTCCGTTAACCATGATGTCTGTTGTTCTTCCATTTGAAATGATTATTACTTTCTGATTTTCCATTTGCTATCTCCCTTCTTTAATTGGTACAAATTTTCCTTTCCAGATACAATTTCGCTCAATGACATATAGTCGTTTTCATCTCTACGTAAAACTCAAATGTATTTTTCATGATGCCTTGTCCTTGACCACAAGCTTAATTCCTTCCTGTCTTTCGTAAATCTCTAACAGAATGTCCATAATCTTGGCTTTTCTTTCTGGTGTAATTTCCATGTCTGCTTTGTTCATACAATCTCCTTTCTCATTATTTAACGCTCCCACACATGGCAATCTGCTTTTCAACTTCAGACTGTTTCTTTGAGATTGCCATACCATCCGCAACACCGAGAATATAGTTGAAGTTTTCTTTGTCCAGCTGTGATACTGTTTCAGCCAGTCTTGTAAGGGATTCTTTCTGTTTTTCGCTCATCTGCTCACTTCCTTTCGTGTTTGTATTACCTTGTGTGATTATAATATCATACTTAGTTGGTCTTGTCAAACATTTTTTAAATATTTTGTTTGACATTGTGTGATTTTTGTACTATTATACTAGTGGGAGGTGATAATAAGTGTATGAGCAAATAAAACAGTTGAGAAAATCGCTTGGAATGTCACAAGAAAAGTTTGCTAAAGAAATTGGTTTAACTAAAAATTTCATATCTTTAGTAGAAACTGGTCAAAGAAATCTATCAACCCAGTCGATTAAACTTATTTGTCAATTGTTTAATGTTGATGTGGAATGGCTAGAGACCGGAAACGGCGAAATGTTCATTCAAAAGACCGAAAATGAAAAGATAGCTGAATTTCTTGCAGATGTTCTGAAAGCCGGGGAAAAAGACCAGAGGTACAGATTCATAGCCGCTATCTCAGAACTGGATGAAAACGACTGGAACACAATCCAGAAGCTGGCAGAAAAGCTTGTGAAGAAGTAAAAAGAAAGACAAGGGCAATGCGCAAACCCTTGTCTTTTTCTTTTATCTCAAAAACCTCTTTATAAATGCATATATGGTTCGAAGATCATCCTCGTCCATGCACTTCTCTATTAATTCTATTATTTTCTCTTTAAGCTCTCCCATATCCAATACCACCTTTCTATTTGATACATAAAGTATACGAACGTATGTTCGAAAAGTCAATAACGCATCCATTTGTTTTTTATCCTAAACTTTCATTTTGCAAAAAAATGTCATAAAATAATGACAAAAATGTATTGTTTTATAATCATTTTGCTTTATAATGATGATATCAAAAGAAAGGAAAGGTATAAACGTATGGAACAAAACACAAAATTCTGTAAGCATTGTGGAGAGAAGATTGATATTGATTGTGTAGTATGCCCTAAGTGCAGAAAGCAAGTTGAGGATATTAAGAATTCAACCCCTGAAAGTATAATTATCAATAATAGTGCTAATTCTTCTTCTAGTTCTGCAGCTCCTGTTTATTCGAAAGCACCAAAAGCAAAAAACAAGTGGGTTTCATTCTTTTTGTGCTTGTTTTTAGGATGGTTTGGAGTTCATAAATTCTATGAAGGGAAAATTTTATTTGGAATTTTATATTTATTAACTTTTGGTTTATTTGGTGTCGGAGTTGTAATTGACCTTATATTAATTATATTGAAGCCAAATCCATATTATGTATAAAAATTATGCCCCTCTATTAATATGAGGGGTTTTTTAGGGAGTTAAAAATGAACATAGCAATTTATCCAAGGAAATCAAAAAAAGATGATAATTCAGAATCAATGGAACAACAAATAGACGATTGTAGAAAGTACATTAATAAAACTTACCCTGATGCAAATATAATCGTTTATTCTGGCGATTATGCGATCACAGGGCATAGCACGGCAAAAAGAAAGGACTTTCAGCGCATGATGGATGATGTCAGAGCCGGAAGAATCAATGCAGTTGTCATTATGAGATACGATCGTATAGCAAGAAATATGAGAGATTTCTGTAACCTCTATCACGACATGGAAAGTGCAGGATGTAACTTGATATCAGTAAGCCAGCAGATCGATACTTCCACGCCATATGGAAAGAACTTCATGTACCAGATGGCAAACATGGCAGAATTAGAATGGGCAGTTATATCTGAGCGATACAAAGACACCGCAGCTTATAAAATCCGTGAAGGGAAAGCTTACACTGGTAGAGTGCCTATAGGATTCAAAATAGAGAAAATAGATGGTGTAAAGAAAGTTGTACATGATAATGAGGCACAGACAAGGGTTATATTTGATTATTTATTAGCAACAAAAAGCAAACGCGGCACTGTTTTATGGGTACGTGAAAATTTAATTCCAGACTTCACACGTCACAAATTAGACTCAATGATAAAGTCAGATTTATATATTGGTAAAGTGAGGGAAAATGAAAATTTCTGCGAACCTTATTTTACCAAAGAGCAAATGGAAGAAATAAGAAGTGTCAATCAGATAAAATACGCTCCGTCCGGTCATATATATTTATTCAGTGGATTATTCCGCTGTCCTATATGTGGCAGAAAAATGTCAAGTTTTTACAGTATAGACAGGAAGACCAAAAAGCACCGGCAATATCAAAGATGCTGGTTTGGTGGAAATGAGAAATTGCACAAAACAAAGTTAGTATCAGAAGCAAAAACAGAAAAATATCTTCTTGAAAATATTGATACAGCATTAAAAAATCTTGAATTTGATGTAAAAAAAGAATCAGGTAAACCAAAGCAAAATTTAAATAAAAAACTTAATGATGCAATAGGGGAGCGTGACAGACTGAATTACCTTTTTGAAAAAGGAAGAATTGATATTCCAGAATACGAAAAGAAATACAGTATATTGTCTGGGAAAATAAATTCAATAAGTGAAGAATTATCCAATAACAAGGTTGTAAAAATTGAAGAATTTAAAAAGCAGATACCTTCAGACTGGAAAGTCCTTTACGAACAACTAGATCAAAAAGGAAAACAAGAATTTTGGCATAGAATAATAAAAGAAATTTATTTGAATGAAGCCTTTGAAATTACTGGCTTTATATTTTATATCTAGGACTTGTACTAAATAACTATTTCCTAGTGGTTAACGTTAATTAGTACAAGCCTATTAAAAAGGGCGATTAGAAATTCTAACCGCCCTTTATTTTACGCTTTTACAATCGCAGCATCAAATCCTGCTGCTTTCAATTTTTCCTGCAAAGCAATAGCATTTGCTTTGTTGCGATACGCCCCGACCTGTACACGATAAATAGAATCTTTATCACCTACGCTTGTCTCTGATCCAGAAGTTGCAGCATCATCATCAGATGTGTTATTGGATGGTTCAATGTACTGCTGTCCTGTAATTCCGTAAACAATCGCACTTGCCATGCTATTATAATCATACAGTGCTACATCGTCCTTATCATCCACAAAGCAACATTCAATCAACATCGCAGGTGCTTTTGTGTGATTGAGCACGTAAAGCTTTTTGTTAATCTTCACACCACGATTTTTAAATCCAAGTGCTGCAATTGCTTTCACAATTTTCTCTGCAAATGGTTTTGCTTTGCTATTATCACTATAAATATATGCTTCCACACCTGTTGTCTGTCCATTTCCTGCGGCATCTTTCGCTCCTGCATTGAAGTGGATGGACACGTCCAAATCTACAGCGTGTGAGTTACATTTCTTTACGATATTGCAAAGGACATTGCTCGCACTGGTCCCGTTCTCTACAGTACAATCATATACTGTATGTCCGAGAGCTTTCAACTGTCTGATAACCTCATTCTTTACATTTCTTGCTTCTGTTGATTCTCGGATAATTCCAATAGCTCCACACGCTACTTTTCCGTCCGGGTTGTGTCCTGCATGTACATTAATAATCATTCTTCTATTCCTCCTTCTTTTCAATATACTGCTTAAATAACTGATGCAGTCCTGTGCTTGCCAGGCCGCTAAATAAGCCACTTAATAAGATGGATGCTGTGATTGTCCATCCGTTAATCCAAACCGCCAGAATAACACCAAGGACAGCGCAGATGGTAGGGATGTATTTATTATCAACATCATTGATCCACTTCTTTACGACATAGCCTACACAAAGGCAAATTCCTACAATCACTGGTACCATAAATTCTGTTAAAAATCCTAAATCTGTCATGTTTAAATCCTCTCTTTCTGCTTCAGATGAAGCTCTTCAATCTCATTTTTCATCTTTGTGACCATTCCATTTCCGCCCAACGCATGATAGGCATCGTACATTTCCATAAAATTCTGGTAGGCATAGGATGGAATTTCTTTGAGAGCCATGTATTTATTATGGTACTCAATCAGTTGCACACGAAGCAAAAGCATTGTTCCTCTGCTATTCGCATCTCTGTCTGACTTCTGGTTTTTCAAAAGCCACACTATGTATCCCATAAATGCTGTCAGAACGATAGGCAAAGCAATCGTGTACGTTTCTTTTAACATCTCCATTGGATCATATTCCTTTCTTTTGTATATAAAATATTATATATCTATTCGTTCTACCATTTGTCCCATTTTACTTCGCATAACCAGAGTTTAACTGTTAATAAAATCGATTTGTTAATTGATGATAATAAAAACTGTAAATTTAATTGCGATGGTTATAAATACTTGTTAATTTGTGCCGCAAATGATTCTAAGATAATAAATGTCGATCTTTTAAAATTAATCGGCAGCATTAATCTTGGATTCATACGATATTCATCAGAATCTTATATTGGTACATGTAGTATGAATATAAAACCAACTTATATAACATTACACGGCTTTTATAATAAAGGATATAGCTATTCTACATATCAGGTTTATGGAATAAAATAAATACACATTTATAATGCCAGATTTAGATTGTATCTGTTATATACGCATATACACTAGCATTTCCGCCATAATTACTTGTTGTGATAGTAATTATATCCCCTTTAAATGCTCTGACTGACCCAACGATTGTTTGTTTACAATTTGCATTTTGAGCTGTTAATTGTGCAACATTAATATCATTAATTCTTATACTAGCGCCCGAATAAGTGGCATCCGTAGACTGTAGTGTATAAACTAATAAACAATCTTTAGCTAAAGGCGAACCGCTATTAACGAAAATACCGTTTGCCCCTTTAGCTGGATTTTTTAAGTTAGTTAAACTCTGGTTTACCTCCGTAAAGCCTGCTTCGATTCTATCCTCCAGATCATTCATATTGGCAGCATTAAAAGCATCACCTTCCTGCGAGATTGTGCCCTCATCCCTTGCAACTGTCACAAGCTCTGTGCTTCCATCTTCATTCGTAAGCAGTCGTCGGTTGATGTACTCTGCAATTCGATTTTTCCATGTTTTCTTTGTAAATCCCATAATATGTCCTCTCTTCCTATAATAATAGTCCGGTATCATCTCCGGCATATATCTCTGATCCACAGTAATAATTGAAGTTGTTAAGTAAAATGCCATACACATCATCCAATATTTTCTCAATATCATTCATCTTCTGGTATGTATTGACTGGCATACTCGGTGTCTGCGGCGTGTCTCCATGAATCATGTACGCATTTCTGATAACCTCTGTGTTATTTATGACTGACATTAAAAATGTCTCATTTGGATGTTCTGGAACGTCTGCAACCGTAAGATTAAGTTCCAGAACATCTGATAATAACTTTGTGTTATTCTGGATTCTCTGCATATCAGATCGATTCAGTGCGCCTTTCATCCCGGCAAGCCATTCTGTTTTTTCGTCTACATTGAAATTATCCCATCCTTTCTGCAACAACTCAAACACACGATCTACATCACTCTGTGACCGGTCCGTCACTGTCTGCATCCACACCAGCATAAGCAACCACCTCACTTTTCAGACGCTCATTTTCTTCTTTTAAAGCTTTGTTTTCCTTTGTGAGCTTCAGATTTTCTTTTCTAAGCTCGTCATAATAAGGATTAATTGGATTGTAATTCATCAGATCAGCACATCTCCTCCCGTATATAATTCAGTTCCGGCAAACACATCCTCAGTAACGACAATTGAGTAACCCATGCATGTTGCTGTTGCGATAAATCCACCTGTCAAATCAAGCGTCTGGCTCTCAATCAATGTTGTCGATGTTTTGCCACCGATGGAATTTATATTCGCCCAATTTCCTACCTGCTCTAAGTCAACCAGGTACTTCATTCCCACCTTTTTTCTCAAGGCATGATAATCCAAAAGATAAGCGGCGATATCAGGTAATATATCAGCATTATAAATGGTGCATCCACTGTACTTCTTTATATTTTCTGTCTCTCCAGCTTCGATTTTATCCACATGTTTCTCATAAGAAAAAGTGGTATTTGCATATTTAATACCTGTGATCTGGCACTGTCCGGCATCCGGCATGTTAATGATGAGATAATTTGTTTTTACTTCTTTCAGCGTGCCGACACTTGCCGTGATGGACGATGGAAGATATGGACTTGAGAATGTGATCTTGGTATCTCCGGCCGGCAATGTTTTCTTATAAATGTCTGAGTTTTTTTCTTCCAATGCATAGTTTTTCATCTCAATATTCACACCAGAGATATATTTTTCAAGAGATACTTTCGTATTTCCATTAAATTTGCGATCCGTCCCGACAGTTGATTTCACATATCTGTCTGGCTTATAAACCTTGATGGTATCGCTCCGGCTGTCATCTGCTACCGCACCACACGCAAAGCATACCTGTTGCAATGCCTTACGGCACGTCTGGATGGCTAAATAGCCACTTAAAAGTATGTTGCCGACTTCTTCATCAATCGTATATTTTTTGATACCGGCAGTGGCAAATATCGCATTCAGTATCACTTCTGCACGGACATTGTTATATACCTGTCCGTCATAAAATGTATACTTATCTAATAACCCAACTACATCAATCAACTTAAATTTTGCAATATTCTTTGAAAAAGAAAAATCGTCGATAAAGAATGCTCCCATAGGAATCATGTTTCCGTTATTAAACTCTGACAATGTGACTTCCTGCGTTTTCTGCACACTCTTCCATGCTCCGTTTTCGTTTTCTGCGTCAAAGTCATTATTCATATCAACAATTGAAATATCCGCTTCGTTGATAGACAAGGTTGCAGAGGTCACATCAATGTCTTCCTGCACCTTGGCTGTCTGGATCATATCCTTATCCCATACGATATATTTTCCGTATAAAATGTACTGAAGCTTAATATATCTCTGTGGAAAGCTTGTTCTTACAAATTCAATCTCGATTTTTCCGTAATTCTGCACATGATTATTGCAAACATAAATAAGGCTGTCCGGGTAAAATGTCTCTGTGATTAATTTTGTACCGGCGATTGTATACCATGTGATTTTCAACTCTGCTGGTGGCTCATCTTCAAAATAAAGTGTGATCGCTGCGGATGTATGCTGCTCCTTAAATGTAATCGTGATTTTGGGATTCGTTTCAAACGTACAGTCAGCCTTTGATAATGCCTCGCTCCAGAATGCAATATCGTTTGGATTGTCCGGCAGCACACTTTTACTTCCATCAAGTATAAATTGGTTCAGTTCGAAAGTCCCATAACCTTCCTGTTCCGTCTGGTCTGCAAACAACTCAACTGAACCTATGCCCTGGTTATCATCTGTCGTAACCGTGGCATCTGATAATGCGGTAACATCTATAAATTTCATTTCTGCCCTGCAATATGTTCTCATAAATGCCCCCTTACGGTGTCTTAAATGGTTTTTTACTCGTCATTTTCCAAGACAAGCCTTTATATTTCGCTCCGTTGTCAAATACCTTTTCTACTTCATCTTTAATGGATGAAAAATACCCATAGAAATCAAACTGCTTGCTTGCATCCGGTAAAGATACATGATGGAATCTGTTTTCACAATCTGTTATATGGTCCATCAGTTTATCATAAAGTCCCGGATCGTCTATTGTGCCAATTGAAATTGTATAGTTCTTATAGATTCCTATACTCTCAATATGAATATCTCCGTCCTCTGTTCTTTCTGCATACTTTTCCAAGAAATCCAAAGTCCTTTGAATAGACACCATAGGGATATTATATGTAATTCCATCAATGATAAGTCCTTGTGTATACTTATGTACCATCTTATCCCTCCGCTATCCCAAGTCTTATTTCTTCATCCTGTAAATACGGCAGATTGATTCTTGCGAACTCTTTACCATCCACAGCCAGCACTACTGTCTTTGCACCGCTGTAGTCAGGCATTTTGCTTGCAAGCTTCGATGCAAGGTCGTCCATCCAGCCAGTGTTATTTTCAAGCGGCAGGACAGCTTCTCTTCCGGCTTCTCCGATTTCTGCAAGTGTCCTTCCGGTTGTTACGCCACCGTTGGCAAGACGAGGCAGATTTACAGTAGGAATTGTCGGAATACTTGGATGCCATGATCCGCCACCCAAAAAATCAGGTAAATCAAATCCAATGCTGTTAAAGCCAGAAATTAATGAATTGATACCATTAATAACACGGTTTACCATATTTTCAAACAACTGAATTACACTGTTCACAAAATCTTTTACCGATTTTTCTGTCTGGCGTAATGCTTTGTCTGTGTCTTTCGTAAGTAATGCATGAATTGCGGCGAATACAAGTTTTACCCCTGCCAGCAAAAAATTGATCAGATCTAAAATAAAATCGACGCTGTCTTTTATATTCTGGCTCAGGTTTTCAATAATCGGCAGAATTACCGGAAGCACATTTTCAATAATCCATGCAATAATCGGCTGTAAAATATTTGTCCATAAATCGTTCAGTATGTCTATCACGATTCCCATTATTTCGAAAATATTATCAAACACAGGCTTTAAATGATTTTCATAGGTATCCTCAAACATTAACGCCAGATTCTGTAAAATAGGCTGCACATAAGTGTTCCAGAATTCAAGAAATTTTTCTATTAATTCTGACATTCCATTTTTTACATTTTCGATAAACGGATGAATGTGTTCATCGTACAATTCTGTGATTTTATCGGTCACATGCTGTACACCGTCTGATATAGTCGTTGTCAAATCCGCAATCACACCAAGAACCCCATCCAACGCATCTTTTAAAGCATCCTGATTCTCTACAAAAGGTGTCACGATGCAATCGATAATATCTTTTCCAAATTTTGCCGCATTCTCCGTAACCATCATGAATGCATCCGAAAAAATCTGAATCAGGTTTGCTGTGATCTGCTGTCCGTTTTCATCCCCGAATACAGAAAATACATTTGCGAATGCATCTGCTCCCTGTGATGCCAGCACTGAAATATCAGATGCTATATCAAACATGTCGATAATATAATTTTTTATATTTTCAGAATTACTTTCAAGATAAATAGATATCCCACCAAGAAGATTTTCTGCTATGGTAGCACCTATGCTTACTACAGATGCCGAAATGCTTCCAAGTGACCTTGAAAAAGTCATAGCAAAATTATCAACAGATGCAGAAACTTCACTATCTGAAAAAATATTTAAAAATGAATTCTTTATGCTTTCTATACTGGATTTAATATTATCAAATTGTAAAGAAACATCTAAATTGCTCCAGGTTTCATCCCATCCATTTTTTATAGAAACTTTTAATTTTTTTAAATAATCTATAAATGGCTGGATTTTATCTGATAATTCTTTTCCAGTAGGGACTTCTTCATATAAATCAGATCCGCCACTACCAGTTCCACCACTACCGCTTCCAGAATCATTTTTCTGCAATACATTCAAGTCATCAAAAGCCGCCAATGCTCCAGCTGCTTTTTTGGCAGAACCGGCTGTTTTATCAAGAGATGCCGCATAGTCTACCTGCTGTTTCTTTGCCTTTGTCCAAGTGCTTTTTCCGCTTATAGCCGCAATAAATCTATTCATAGCATTAATGGCATTTGTAAGCCATGTACATAAAGTTACAATTGCTGGTGTCAATGCAGATATGATAGGTGCTGTCAATGCTCCAATAGAATTTTTCAATGTAGCCGAAGCACTTGCCATTTCAGACATTTTTCCATTAAATTCAGAAGAATACTTCGCCATGTTCTGTATACCTTCTGTAAATGCCTTGGATATGGTCTGAGATACTTTCATAACCGCACCGAATATTGCAAAACTAACTACTGTCTGCTTTATATGTTTTGCCATGTCAGATATTAAGCCAGAGGATTTTTTTGCTGATTTTCCTACTTTTTCAATGTCTTTTGCACCGGCACCAATAGATTTCTCATTGACAACTGTTTCTCTCATCTTTTGATTAAGAGCTTCCTGTTTACTCTGTACATCAAGAAGCTTTTCAGATACTTTACTATATTCCTCTGTAGTTGTAGGATCTATAAAAGCAGTTCCAGAAGATTCCATTGCGGCAAGCTCGCCTTTTGCATATTTAATTGAGTTTGTTAATTCCTCAACGTCGTATTGCATTCTTTTGAAGGTTGTGCTTTTACTGCTTCCACCTGTTTCTAAGAATTTATCCATTCTGGCAAGAAGTTTATCAAGAGAAGCAGTATCTTTTTCTATCTGCATCTGCACAGCCTTATATTCCTCTGTTGGAATTTTCTGACTCGCCAGCTTTTTCAGTGTATTAGAAAGCTTATCAGCTTCTCTTGCAAGCTTCTGAAACTGTGATTCCATCTGCATGAGCTTACTAGATGCTTCTCCATTTTCAATCAACGTTTTTATTCTGATTTCGCCATCATATTCAGCCATGCTAAAACCCTCATTTCTTAAACTGTTTCAATGCTTCCTGTTCTGTTTCTTTCTGCTTTTTTATTTCTTCCATCATGCGGTCGTAATCGTCTATCTTTTCTTTTTCTTCGCTGGTATACTCTTTTTCTGGCTGTTCCAGAGCATATTTATTTTGTGCGTTTTTGATTGCATCTTTTTCCTTGGAACTCATGTTCTTTTCAATTTTCTTCTGTCGAATCTCAATTACCTCCATGAGAGAAGATAATCTTCTTGGCATATTCCAGATCAAGCCATTAAATTTCCACCAGTGCATATCTGCTACTGACAAATCAATTCCGTATATCTGCAAGAAATCTGCGTATATTCTCCATTGATCTACATCATAGTCAATAAAACGCTTTGTATTTTTGCTGCTACCGGTATTGTCGTGATACCATCCGTTTAAATACCAGGAAATACATTCATTTAACTCATGGTACTGTGGATGGTCTCTAAGTTCTCCGTATTCATCAGAGAACATAAGATAAAGAATAGAAGTTGTTTTCTCGTACTCATTTATTTCTTTGTCATATTGCAAAATATAAATCTGCATACCTATGCGGAAATCGGTATTTACTTTGTATCCGTTCCATTCAGTAGGCAAATTGTCCAGCATGACATTGTTCATTATTTTGCCCCACGTCTTCTTACATTGTATCTGTTCTGCACCTGTTCAAAACGTTTATTGAAAAGCTTATTCATAACAGGGATAACCTGCTCTACAAACTCCACAATTGCAAGTTCATCCGGTACAATATCTCCGTAAATCTGTTTCATGGCATCTTCGCCAAACAACCCATCTATACTTTCCGTAATCTGCTTAAGATATTTTACACGAATGCTGTTCACCTCTAATGTTGCATCCACATTAATATCATCCACATTCATATTGTCTTTGTGGTTATTTCTCCATTTGGCGGCTTCTTTTTCACAGTTTTGAGATATATTATTTAATTTATCAATTACACCTGCAAACTTCTTAGCTGTGTCGGCATTCGCTGTATCTACTGTTATAACTGTAATAAGATCTCCGTCTTCGTCTTTTATTGCAATTTTTTTTACACCACTGCTTAATTTAATTTCTTCCATTTTTAACATCCTTTCCTAATGTGGGACACCAAGGAAAGGTAGTCATCCCACATATGCTAATTTTTAATTAACACCTATGCAACTGGGTAATCTTCATCCAAAGCCAAAGCACTTACTTTAGGTGCCCATGTGAATGATCCATCACCAGCAATAGTGATTGTTCCCTGTTCTACATCTCCATTTCCATTAATCTGGATTGTAGACTTTAAAATATCACCACCTGATCCACCAGTGCTTGATGCACATACAGTTACTGGGACACGGATACAATCTCCGGATCCGCTTGTAATATCAACTTTATAGTAGCGATAATAATATGTCTCGCACTGATCTCCTGTTGGAAGATTTTTAAAAATATCATTAAACACTTTCTGCATTTCATCTGACAAATGTTCTCTTTCTGGAGACATTGAAAATGCATACCCTTTTACAGAGTTGCTTGCATTTTTCATGTTTACGTACTGTGTGCTTTCTGTGTTAGGTCCCCAGTCTTCTGTAAGCTCTGTGAAACCGTCACCCATTTCAACAAGCTTTTCAGTTGATCCACCCATAAGGCTTCCAATATCCAAAAGTGAGATCATGTTAGTTCTGTCTTTTGCCATGAGTATTCCTCCTATTTTTTATAAAAATATTTAAGCTGCATATTAATTGCTAATTCTGTTGTTTTTCCATCTGCTGTACCGCAAAATACATCCGATGTGCGGTTGATTTGTTCTACAACAAAATTTTTATCTTTTAATGTAAATTCTCCACTCTCAAGAAACTTTGCAATATTTTCAAGCAGATTGCTTGCTGCAATATTATCCTTGTTTGTTGTTGGATTGCTTTTGTATACAATCTGGAACGTCATTTGTCCGACATAAGAACCGCTGACATATTTTTTCAAATAAACAGGATCCTGCGCCGGAAAAACTCCAATAGACTGAGTATCTTTTATGCTGTTCCATAAGATTGTTGAATTTGATGGTTTGAAACCGGGTGGGAAATCAGGATAACTATTTATCATATCAAGAATAGCTCTTTGCGCCGTTTCTGCATCTGATACAAGCATTATTTTTGGCTTTTCATCCAAATCATTTACCTCCAATCTCAAACCTTGGTATAAGGCTGTAAACACCGATAGTATTCACTTTGTAGCAATTTCCTTTTTCATTTACCATGTACTGAAAGAATTTACCCGGATAATCGTCTGAATTAATTAATCCAACAGGCAGTTCCCTATCAATGAGAAGTTCATCTTTCTTTGCAATCACTACGAAGTCAAAATCATTACTTCTTAAAGTGAAATGCTTTAGCTTTTCTTCTTCGCTCATGTTCTCCCAGTCTGGTGGATTAGCATAATTCAATGTGCCATCATTCGGGATTTTTACAAGAAAACTATCTGCATCTTTCATTCCAGACTTACTTATGTTCTCTGCCTGTGTAAGCTCAATTCTTACATTTTCAAATAGAGTACCGAAATAATATTCAGTTTCTAAAGTGTCGTTGTAATGCCTGTTATATAAAACCACGGCATCTTTATATCCGATTCCCATAAGCTAAACTCCCATGTACAAAAGGTTTTCATTCCTTGAATCAACCATTCCTGTTAGGTAATTTGATGCAATATCGTAGCACTTTCTATTAAGTGCTATTTCTGATTTTGCAAGCTCTACAAATGTAGAAGAAGATGCTCCGGCATCATAAGATACTGATTCACTTCCAGAAGTCATGCTCTTAATCATTTTCCCTTTTACAGTTCCGTCCGTATTTGCAATAACACCAAAGTTATTAACTGCCGCGGAGTATTCAGATACATTCTTTAGCAATTCAGCTATTTCGCAGGTGCAATCTTTGATATTATCCCACCATGCATCTTCTGACTCTGGCTGAGAATAAAACACAATCCTGTTTGATGTGATCGCATTGATTCTTCTTTCTGCTTTTCTTTCATATGGAGCAAAGTCTTCTTCGCTTTCGAACAAACTTCCACCATATTTAGTTTGGTAATATTCAAAATCTACATATGACATTGCTCCACACTCCTTATTGCTGTGATAAGATTTCGCTGATAATATCAGCTTTCTTTGTTGCGGTCAGTGAATACCCTTTCCTCTCTGCCAGTGCCTTGATTTCTGCAACTGTAAGAGAGTTTAAGTATTCTTCCGTGAGTTTCCCACTAGCATTTACCGCCTGTGTAGTGGGATCTATTCCCCCGGTGTGATTGAAACGTTAGCTACTGCATCAATGTACTCTGCGAAAAGTACAAATCCTAACAGTGCATAAGTTACGCTGGTTGCGCGATCGTAATCGCCTTTTACCTTAAATCCGATAAGATTTGTTTCTCCGCTGACAGTGTAAGAAAGACCGGCTTTCTCAAAATCTCCGTCAGATGGATCTACATAATAAGCAACGATGTTGTTTACAGCTGTTGCCAGAACTTTTCCGGCTGGGATTTCGTTGTCAGAGCAAAGGATCATAATGTCTGCTCCGAGGAATCCCTTGACATAGGTAAGTCCGAAGGCTGTCTGCAAAGTAATGTTTGAATCTCCAAGATAATTATAGAAATCCATGATATTTGCAAACACTGCAACTCCTGTAGCAGTTCTGTGCATTGACTTGAACTTATTCTTGACAGATCCAATAGCTTTAGCTACCGCCATCTGGAATGTTTTTGCAGTGTTTGTAAGTGTACCAGTTTTCAGATAGTTGTAGAATTTCGTTGTAATTCCATCCTGAAGGTCTGTCTGGAACTCTTCATCTGTCATTTCACAAGCTACTTCATATCCATGATCCTTAATAGCTTCGATAGAAACTTCTTTTGCATATTTTTCAAGAGTAATCTCTGAATAAGGTTTCTCTTTTACAGCGTAATGTGTTCTTGGAATCACATCACCTTCTGCTACAGTTCCGCTCTCTAACGTTCCCTCTGCATATTTGCTTTTAAGAACAGTTCCCGGCTGTTTTCTAATTGCTCTTGAAATTCCAAGAATTTCTCTTAAAGCTTCCCAGTTTCTTTCAAAAGATGTAACAAAATCAATTTCCCTTGCCGTTACATCAATGTCTCCTGTTGCAATCAGTCCTGCGTTTGCTGCAAAGAACTGCAAATTTGTGTTCATCGTTAATCTGTTTTTGTTCATATAAAACTCCTTTACTGTTGGAATAAAGAAATGTTTTCGGCAATTGCTTTCTGACGTTCTGATCTATCTTTGATAGATAAAATGCTCTCTCTTGTTGTAGGCTTATCACCACCCGAATTGTTTTCATTCGGTTTTGTAAAATGCGCCTGTGGAGGATTCTGCTTATTTACAAATGCATTTGCATCTGTCTTTTTAGCTTCCTCAATAAGATCACTGAACCCTATCAGCTTTCCATTCCTCACGCTTACGCTTTCGGAAATGTCTTTCATAATGGCTTTCTTTGCAGATTCAGAAGTAAACTCGATTTCCGCAAATGCTTCTTTCAAAAGTTCATCCTTCTCATGCTCTGCAATTTTGGCTTCGTAATCTTTTTTTGAATCCTCTGCCTGTCTTTTCCAGTCGTCACGCTCTTTTAAAATGTCTTCCGGACTTTTTCCATCCAACCCTTCAAGCATTTTCTCTGCTGATTCTGCCCGGGTTTTCCACTGTTCAGATTCTGATGAAGCCTTATTGACCTTGTCTTCCATTTCTTTCTTGGAATAAAGCTCTTCGCCCATACTCTTTTTAATGGATTCTTTCTGTTCGTCTGAAACTTCAATTCCGAGTTTCTTTAATTCGTTTGCTACGTTTACCATGTTTCTACCTCTTTCTTTCCAAGTTGTTACTCCGGTCAGTCCGGCACGATTGAGTTGCTATTTGCTCCATAGCTGGCAATTGGGAATGAAGGAATCGAACCCTCGACAACCCGGATATAAGCCGTGTCTTCTTCCACTGAATTAATTCCCAAAAATAAAAAAGCACGCCCAAAATAGGACGTGCCATGCATCATCCTATAATTATTCTAGGTTAGCGAACAGAATCCCTTTTTCTGTCCGGTACTTTTAATATTCTTTTCAATATATATTTTAACCTATTTTAAACAACTTTTTGTACCATTTTAAAAAGGGCAGATTGCTCCACCCATTTTGCTATTTCCCACCGAAATACCTTTTAAGTACTTCTTTTTCTTCTTCCACAATGCAATCCTTTCTTAATCTGTTGCACTGGTCGTATATATACTTTCCGTACTCTTCTAATTTGGCTATCATTGCATTTTTATTTTCCAATGTAGGATTTTTAATGTATTCTTTTTTAAGCCTTATATAGTCCTCATACTGCTTTATAACGTCCATTTTCAATTACCCCATTCAAAATATCATCTGCTATGCCAACGACTTCTTTTCCATAAAGAGACAGAAAATCCGCTACGATTTCCTCTACATCTATTGGAATGTGGCAGTCATATGAAAATGAAGCGCAGTGTACCAACTCATGAGATAAAACTTTCTCTAACAGACTTCCGCTTAATGCATTTGATAAATAAACCGTTCGTGTACTCCAATCTGTAACACCAAGTGTAATTGTTCCGTCTGAACGCATTAAACATTCACTATTAGGATTTACATATAAAATATTCCATTCAATATCATTGATTTTAAACACTGCGCTCACCTCTTAGATTTTCTGTAACATCATCTGTAATTCATTTCTCCACATCTGCTTTTCTTCCGGAGCTGCATCTGATGTCATTTCAGTAATATCCATCTGCATATCTCGCAAATAATCTTTTCTTGCTTTTGCACGCTCTTTTTTATCTTCCTCTGAATTGCCATGATGGTTTTCTCTGGTCTCCATATAAGTACGTCTGGAAATACCGGCTTTTCCCTCTCTGGAATCCCTCGGATATGAACTATCTCCCATCATTCCGGTATCTGTATACATCCTTTTCAGGTCTTTCTTATCCATGTCTCTCATGTGCTCTGCATCTTCGTAATCATCCGGGTACATGTGATAATATGGGGGTTCATCATATCCTCTTCGTTTTCCTCTGCCTTTCGGTGCAAATCTTCCATCAGCATAACGATACCGGTCGTAATATCTTCGGTCATCCCCATACTCTAAAAGCTTCTCCATGATATCTGCTTCGTCCGCTTCGTTCATTGCCTTAGTAATTGTGGCATGATACTCTGCTTCTGACAAATCCTTTATCATGTCGATCACTTCTCCCATTTCTTCTGTATTGACATTCTCAATCCCTTTTTCAATCTCACATAAGGATTTTTCAGCAAGGCATTCAAGCATTTTATGAATTCTTTCAATATGCATATACTAAGCCTCCCTTACTACAATTAAATTACTGTTCTGAACCTCGATAGTCTGTCCAGATGTATTCTGAACCGCTATTGTGCTGCAGCATCCACAAGGAACATCTACATAAACCTGTGCAGATACATTGAATAAGTTTTCTACTGCCGCAGGTGTCACGATCATTCTTGTAGACTGTAATGGTTCTCCGTCAATTGCGATTGCAAGAGAAATAGCTTCCACCGTTCCACCGGTTGGAATCTGGATATTTCCACTATAAGATACAAGAAATCTTGCTTTGCACTGGTTTGTGATTCCTCTTAATTTAACTACTCCGCTTCCCTGTCTGTGAACGATACATTTTGTTCCGCAAACCGGTGTCTCAGTAAATGCGACATCTTCTCCCTGCAGGACAGTCTGTAAAGCATTGGCTGTAAATTCTGACATAATATTTTCCTCTCTTTCAAAAATATAAGGGCAAACATTAAAGTCTGCCCTTTGTGTTTAAGTAATACTGCTATGCAGACATAATCTTGTCGATTAAGATACTTTAATTATTCAGTTGTCTAACATCCGCATCCAGCATTGCAACCACATCCATACGGAATGTATGTGTTCGGGTTTGGCACCTGGTATGCTGGGATTGGTGATGGATTAACAGCGTTGATAATATGATTTGTCTGTGCTGTCATAGCGGTAGTCAGAAGTGCGTTCTGTCTATCCTGTGATGCTGCAAGTCTCAAATCATTATTTTCTGCCTGCAACGTTGCGATCTTATCCTGGCATAAGTAGTCAAGTATCGCTCTTGTTCCGGCATTCTGGCTGTCGATAATATCTCTCGTGTTGTTGTTCATGGTGTTCTGTAATGCGCAAGTGTTCTGCGCCATGTTGAAGTTTACACCCTGGATAGCTTCACGAGTTTCGCAGCAACAATTTGCAAGCTGAGACTGAATAGCATTTGCATTCTGCATTCCTGCTACTGTGTCCGCATTAATTGCCTGCTGAATGGTGTTAAATCCTGTCAGCATTCCGTTGTTTACTGCATAAAAGCCATCACAAAGACCATTTGTAATGCCATCAAGTTTACTTATGACTGCTGAATTGTCAAATCCTCTCTGGATATCAGCCTGTGTAGCCGCAGTTGCGGTATAACCGCCACCACCATTACCACCGAATCCATAACCGCCCCATCCACCGAATAAGGCAAAGAGAATAATGAGAACCCACCAACCACCATCGCCCCATGCACCATCATTACGGTTTCCACCAGTAACGGCGGCAATGTCCGCTAAACTTGGAGATGAATTAAACATATGTGTTCCTCCTAATAAAATTTATTTATACATAATCTTGCAAGAATAGTATCAATGTTTAAACTGGCTCATGATTTCTTCCGGGTTAAGGCCTTTTTCTTTGCACAAATTTCTGGCAAGCTGTTCCAGCCCTTTACTGTCTCCACGGTTCATCATGTCGAATGTATTTTTCATGATCGGATTATTTGAAAATTGAGAGTTGCTCATCATTTGACTTAATATCATCTTAGGGTTTCCACCGCACTGGATCATCTGCATTAAATTCATTCAGAATCGCTCTCTTTCTTTGCTCTGGTAGTCCTCTGGGACTGAGTTATTTTAGCTTCTATTTGGTCTAATCGCTCCATTATCGGGGCAAACAATGTTGCCGTGTCTTCTTTCGGTAATTCGTTCTGCTTTCCGTCTAGCTGCGGTTTATATGTAACTGTCTGAATAAGCCCATTAGCACCCCACGATTTTATATAAACTTCTGATCCATCTGCTTTCGGGAAAATGGCAAATGGTGCATTCATGGGAACGTCATTCGCTGTGACTTCCTCAACAGAATTAACCATTCTTCCACAAAGTCCAGCTTGTTGCGGCATGATCTGTTGTTGGAATTGCTGTTGAATCTGCTGTGGCTGTTGATATTGAGGATAAGAATACTGGTTATATCTCTGAAACTCGTACATAATAAACCTCTCTTTCTATCTTCATTTTATTATTAACAACACAATTGAACCACCCCAGCAAACACCCATTAAAAGGACACAAAAAAGACACCCTTAACGGATGCCTTTAATGAGGAGAAAGTTATGTGAAATGTTGTCCAGTTACCTTAAGAATTTTATGTTGCATTTTGACGTTAATGCGTCCTGCTGTCTTAGTCGAAACATGCATAATTTCTGCACATTCTTCCAAAGACTTTTCTTTCTTCCGTAAATCAAAGAGCGTTTCTTCTGTCGGTGTGAAATCACACAATTCTTTTATATGCTCTTTTTCTTCTTTGGTAAAGCACGTAACAATGTTTTTCATTTGCTTTACCTCATTTGGGGAGTTTCCGGCTATTACGGTGAGTTGTCGTCTCGCTTGAGTTTCACTGCATCAATTACAGAAAGGTGGATAACCAAGTATGTATTTGCACCTACTGTTTGCATTATTCTCTGATTAATTCAGATTTCTTATCATATCCAGTCTGTTCAAGGAAATCATCAAATTCATCTTTTGTCATATTGTTTGGACAATACATATCTAATACCCTATCAAACGGTTTTAAATAATTATCCAATACATCTTCAGCATCTTCTTTTGCTTCCTGCATTTTCATATTGATATAATCTTCTCGTGTCATATTCCATGCAGTAGGGCAATCTACTACAGTCGAAAATCTACAATATAATCCATTTGGTTGCTTTGATACAAATCCTGCCATATTACTATCCCAGTTCTTTCAGTGCATTTACAATCAGATACGGTTAACACATTATTATAATAACATATTATTCCACTTTCGTTGTACCATTTTTTTCAATTTTATTTTTATAAGCCGTTGCTCGTCCATTTGCAATCGCAGACTGTTTTTTATTAAATCCAGAAACCTTCGTTCTATCGCCTTGCAATTGAAGATCATTATTCTTACAGAATGATTGAAGCCTTTTATTCTGCATTCGAAGTTTATATGCCAGTTTATCATATTGAGGTTGCAAGATCTCTTTTACATCTGTTTCTGCAATCATATCAAGTTCCTGTTTCTTTGTCATAATTTCACGTTTTGTTTTGCGAATTTCTCTTTCAAGTAATCTCTGCTTCTGCTGCAAATCATAAAGTTTCTGACTTTCATCTGCATTTATATTCACATTTCCGTTTTCATCAAGGTACTTATTTACCATGTCTTTTCGCCACGGGCCATGTGAATGTCTGCAATTGTATCCGTGAAGTCCTAATAGATTCACAACAGTTCCAGTTCCGGTTTCAATGTCTATTGTATAACCGGTACTTTCGAGAAGGTTCGGGAATCCGGGTTCGCTCCCGATTATTTTATATGCCTTGCCTTGCCAGTGATCGTGAGATGGAATCCCTGTTGGATTCTTTTTATCATATCTGGCGCCTGGATGCGCTGATACTAGAACATACTCTATTTTATTTTGGGCAATGTAAATGTTTGTCACCTGTGCCGCTGTCTGGTTCATTGATGTGACAACACAGCACCTTACTGCCGCTTCAAGAGAACGCTTCGTTCCGGTAGGGTATTCTACCATAACACCAGATTCTGCATATCTGTCCAGAACCTCGCAGACTGCGCTACTGTAAGACTGCATTCCAGATGCAACTCGATAATCAACCTCATTCAGCATGTTGAGCAAGTCTTTCTGTGTCTGGTTAATGGTTGTTTTTGTCAAATTGTCAAGTTCACCGGATGTCTTTATTAATTCTGCATTCATTGCCAGAATTGCCATATTATTTTTTAGCGGAGATATAACAGATGCTGATATCTGCGTCAAGACTTCCTTATCATCTGAGAATGATGTCATAACACTATCCCTTAATAATCTGCGAACCTCATTTCTTGATTTTCCAGACATTTCAGATATTCTTTTTACAATCTCTGTGTTATGCAGTCCCATCTGTTGGAGTTTCAACAATTCTCGGTCGGCAGTTCCTGACAATTCACCGGATTTTATCAGACGCATAGCAATATCCTTTATAATCCAATCTTCCAATTCCTGATACATCTCAACCAATTTATCAGTTTTTCCGTAAAAATAATCCGGTCTAAGCATTATCCTTTTCCAACCTCTCTTTTAACAAGATCAATCCACTGCTTACCGTGGTTTTCTTTTGCAGTTTCAAACCAACGCTTTCCGGTTCCTTGTGTGTGATATTTTAATTCTGTTCCTGTCGGATACTTCTTTTCTCCACGATTTGCCCACGATCTACCGTCCGCAGTCAAATAAAGCTCGCCTACATACTGATAATGCGCATAGGGTGTATCTACTGTAATTAATCCGGGTTCTTTTATCTGCGTCTTGTTTCTCAAATCGCCCTGCTGCATAGGTGTGTATCTTCTCATGTCATTTACAACCTGCTCGTCAAGAACATTCTGAGCATTTCTCAAATTGTCATCCATGCGCTTTGTATCAAGCTTTATATTTACACTTCCGACTGTTTTGTTATAATGCATTCACATCAACTCTTTTCTATAGACTTTCTTATTTCCTCACATCTGTGTCTATGTTCGCAGTAAATAGTTGTAACACACGTTTTCGAACCACTAAAATATTGTACAGTCTCTATATCGGCAACAGGTTCTAGTTCATCGCAATTATCACAGTATTTTTCAAAATCTGTTTTTATCATAACAATCCCTTACTTTCTATTTATTTCCAATACTTGTCATTCTACCAATGTACTCTGTTTCTTTTGGATGAAAATAATTTGGATAATATCCACCACTAAATTTACCACGAGAAAGCTTTGGTATTGTTATATTTTCCAACGATGAATACTTTCTCTTTCCATTAACAGCATTGAACGGTTTTATTAATTCATATTTATGAACCGCATCGCAAAAAGCATCTCTCGTAGTCTTAAATGCTTCTGATAGATTTTCAATTGCTTCTTTCACTATATCTTTCGCTTTATAAAGAGCCTGCTTTATCTGAATAACCCAATATCCATTTTCTTCAATTTCCTTTTTCTGTTCCTCTGTAAAAATTAAAACCATACTTATTCCTCCTCAAACAGACCACCGCTGTTCCTTTCCGCATCTTCCTGTGCTCTCTCTGCAAACATGGCATCTACTTCATCATCATTAAATCCCTCGTATTCCTTAAGGTATTTACGCTTAGAATAAATACCTTGAATCATTAAATTATAAGCTCTTGATCTGTCCTGCTCAAAACTTGCAAGCAAATCTTTAAAATAAAATATATCTTCGTCCGGTACATCATCATCCAGTGCATCCACATAGCCGGCAGGGATTCCGTAAAGGTCGCAGAATACATTGATTGCATAAATAAGATTTTTCAACGCTGTCTTTATGCTTTTTCTGATATCGTTAATCGTCTCTACAGTCTCATTGTCATCACTTTCAACCTGTGTTGCTGTCAATCTTCCAGATTTTCTGTCAAGAATAAACTGCCCCTGTGAGAATCCGCACTTTGTCGATATCATAGATAGAATGCTGTTAATGTCTGCGATTCTGTCAGAAGTGAGCATGGTAGGGACGTGTTCATCAATCGTACTTTTTGAATCAAGCCCCGATTTCAAGCCTTTAACGAACCGAGGAAGCTCCACTGCTGAGACGCGTGTGCCACCTTTTCCCTGCTTTGTCAGCGCATTCTCATCCATAAAAGTAATGTGCTGAGAATCCTCAACCTCGTTTCCTTTTTTACTCCATGCTATATCAAGATCTCTAAGCTCCATAAGTGCATTTGAGAAAATCGATACACCTTCCGGTGATGAGTAGTCAATCGTATTATTGAATGGAGTTTTCAAATAGACAAACAGCGGCTTTTCTACATTCATGATATGAACGACTTCTTCAATTGAAGACCACTCCGGAACGTCATGCAGTTCTATCTTCTTGCCAAGTGAGTTACTGCTGTTCGACTTGAACGCTCTGTTCTGGATCTCGTACACGTTCATCTCTTCGCCCTCTTTATTTTTTGAAGTCGTGAAATGATGGTATTCAAGCCGGTAGTAGTACACTTTATCTTTTAAAAGTCGATTAATGAAAATGCATCCTCTGATATCTCCGTTGCTGGTCTTTTCTGTGATTGCGAAATCCCACGGCATAATATAATCTATCATGTTGTCTTTGTTCATTGAGCCGTTCGGCTTTAAGATGATACCACCAACTCCTAGCATATCTTCTACTTTGTCTCTGATAGAAGTGTCAACCATTGCCTTAATGCACTTATTAATAAAATCTGCTCTTTCTGAACCAGTTATGCTCACTGACAAATCCATACATGCTTTCTTCGCTGTGTACTGGCAGAGGAATTTTGCGAAATTTATCGTCCTGATGTCCTTGTTTTTAGAATCTAACCAAAAAGGACTTCCATTAATGATATCATTCCATCTCTGCTGTGAGTTTTCAATCTCTGGAGAAGTAATAAACTCGACATTAAATTCTTTCTCTGCATCTGTTCTAAAAAACTTCATGATCGTCTCCCTTATTTTTTCAAAAAAATTCATTTTTTAATCCTCATAATCGTCGCTGTCTTCTTCATCATCATAAAGACCATCATTCCTTCTGCTGGTCATTATAATTCTGTTCAATGCATAAATGTTTGCCATGATCGTGTCTTCTTCTAAAGTCGGGTATGCATCAGAAAATGAACCATCTGGAAGCTGTTCATGCTCTGCTTTTATAAACTCTTTTTCTGTATTCGGGCAACGCTCAGGATCAATTACGATCTTATTACACCGCTGCAACCACTCCCAGCAGTAATCTCTTCCTTTTCCACTTCCCCATCTTTTCTTTGCCCCGATCGCATTAAATCCCCAGTCTTGCATCTCCGCTATTCCGTCCGGTCTGGCAGAATCGCATATAATCTCGACATTCATAAATTTCTTTATCTTTCTGGCAAAGGTAGAGTTTTTACATTTTTTTGAATACACTTCGCCAAAAATATAAAGAGTATCCGTCTCGTAATTGTAATAGTTCTGGCTGAATACCTGTGGGTGGGTGTATCCGAAGTCCAAGCCGTGGTTTACTGTATCGAATGTCATTAACTCTTCATCCGATATTTTTCGTATTTCTAAATTATCGAAGATGCCGCCGCCTGTTCCAGTGACTTCGCCTAAGTAGTTGTTTTTATAATATAATGGTTTATGAATCCTGAACCATTCCGCACGCTCGAAGAATCGCTTACCTAGCCATTTTACCGGGACATTATAATAATAACTGTGGCAGATCCGTGTCTGTGGCTTATTTTTACATTCTTCGGTGTACTCGTTCATAAAGTTGTTTTTTGACTTTGGAGGATTGAAAATTTTAATATCAAGCGCCGGTGTATCTGCTCGCAGAAATGTATCTTCTATGTTATCCATCTGCTCAACCCCTGCCATCTCGTCACATTCTTCATGGATCAAAAGCTTCACATAGCCAAATGGAACGTTGAACGATTTCAAGCTGATCGGCTTATCTGCTCCGGCAAACATGACCATCTGCCCGGTCGGTTTATAAACTGCACACATTGGGGATTGTTTAAAATCCCAATTGTCAAGGTCATGATATCTAATGACTGTTTTCATAAACTGATTATATACCGAGCTTCTTAAGTCGACTTTAAATCTTCGCGTGTATACAACATGAGCCTGCGAATCCTGTCTGATTGTCTCGTATGCCAAATTTCCCCAGAAGTTCGACTTAATCGAGCCACGTCCACCTTTCGATATAATTTCGTGTATGTCTTCCTCTCCGGCAAAGGCTTCATGTACTGTTCTGTAAATCTCCACAAAGTCGGATGTAATGTCCGTGATTGGGATCGTCCAGAGTGCCGATTTCTCTCGCTTTTCCTTTTCCTCTCGCTCGATTTTCTGCTTTTCCGCTATGGTCAGTGCTTTTTCTAAACCATCCATAGCCTTAAGCTGGTCAGAGAAATCCGGGGCGAATCCCAGTCCGTCCACAACTTCGCCTTTTGCAATTTTACTTCTGCGCTCCTGTATTTCTGCTAGCGACATGATATCCCGGTGCTGTTCTTTCTCGATGCGCTGCATCTGCTTTTCTATATATGCTAAAACTTCAACATTTTTCAGCAGACGCTGTCCCTGAGAATATGCTGTCTTAGAAGAATATTCGGCAGATATCGCAGCTTGAGTAGCATTCCCGCCATTTTTTATATACTCGTCTGCAAATGCTTTCCGTTTCTGTGTGAGTTTTCCCTTCATCCACTCACCGCCTTATAAATTTCAAACAAGCAGAATATTACTTCCGGGATAGATGACGTTTTAAGAATCTCATAATCTTCTGTTTTCCATTCTTGTTTATTTTTTTTAAAGGTGCACACCGGTGTAATGATTCTGTAAATTGTGATCATGCGCTTCTGGTCTTCGCTGTAAAATTGATTATGGTTTATTTTTACAATTAGACCACGCTGTACAATCGCAGTCTGAAGCTTTTTTACTTTTCCTTTTAAATTTGCCAAGGTGCACACCTCCCATCATTTTACTTATAATTTTATTATAAGATATTTTTTAACTGTTTTTGTTCCATTTTTAGGCATAAAAAAAGCGGCTATATTTCAAGTCGCTTTCTCTCGTTATTTACTGGTCAATTTCCGGTAGAAATTCTCCGGCGTGTAATTCCTCACGCATAATAATATATGCTTTTCGGATTGTGCTAGCTCTATTTACCAGATACTCCCAGCCCTGCACGTCTTTTTCTTTCCAGTCGCCCATATAATCGGCTCTAATATCTTCGTCCAGATTATAAAAATCATCAATGTGCGTCTCGTGCTTTGCTTCAATTTCTGCGATTCTTTTCTGTAATTCCTGATAGCATTTTCTTAATTCTTCCATTTTTATCTCCTTTTCCATACATTTTTTACAATAACAAATTTATTCTGTAATCTCCGATGATGTCCAGCTCATCCCACATCTCCGGGATATCCTCTTCATCATTCAATCCTGCCAGTGCATCATTTCTAAAATCTGCAAAACCGGCTTCGGTGTTCTCATAAACCATGATCCCGTCTTCGATATGTTTCTGGATATCGTTATCAGTCATGTTTGTTTCTTTTTTTAATAATGCAAATAATTTTTCGTTTGTCATTTTTTTATCTCCTAATATCAATCCTTAAATCTCTTATCCTTATTTTCAGAAAATTCATTAATCATCCAAATATTACCGACTTTGTGAGCAGGTAGTGTTCCGCGTATTGCTCTCTGTCTGGCATTTGCTTCTGAAACATTATGATTTCTCGCCCATTCTGCCAGGGGAATGTCTTTCCCCTGCTCCATCTCGATTGTGACTTTTGAATGGGCTTCCTGGTCTAGTTCTCTCTCATACTCAGCCGCCATAATATCATAAGCCGCTTTTAATGTTTTCGAATATTCTGGAATCCATTCAAAATTCTTCCCATACTGTTCCAGTACTTTCAAAGTAGCTTTTAAATCATTAATTGAGATGCTATTTTCCTGCATCTTTTTTCTAAATGCTTTCTTTTCTTCTGGTGTCGCTTTCGCAAATTCTTCATACGTCATAATACTTTTTCCTCCTATTTTTTATGCAAATCTGTAATTACAAGCTGATTTAGGCATCCACATTTTTTTTCTGTATCCGTTCCATTCTGTAGAGATTTCAATTGCTTTTTCTGTTTCTCTTTCAAGAACGATGTCATTTACTGTGATTCCTGCGTCAAGTGCTAAGAAAGAAACATCATCCATTTTTCTAAGAATCCATTTTGCAACTTCCATGATTTGAATATGTCTTTTTACAATCACTTTCTTTTTTTGAGCATTTTCTTTTGCATTTCTCCAAGAAAGTTTTAAACACTCAGAAAATGTACTTCCTTCTGTTATTTTCATTAATAACCAAGCATTTTTCATGATTTCTGATAAATTATATTTTCTCATGATCGCTACCTCCTAATGTGTTCTCTTGTTTCTTTCTGATTATATATTAATACTTTTTCGTATTAATGTCAAGTGTTTTTTCAATATTTTAATACTTTTTTCGTATTATTAGTTATAAAAAAAAGCAGACCTATTTGATCTGCTCTTTTCTCTATGCTGTAGTTCCCGGTTATTACTTGGTATGTTATAATATTTTTCCAATACATCCATTTTTATGCGTGCGTGCTATATTTTATCCTATGCGTGAGAAAAACTTGTCTATGCGTGCCATGCGTGTGTTATGCGTGCAGTTCTATGCGTGAATCAAAGCATTATGCGTAGCTGTCCGTTACTTTCTTCTTCGTACAAGCTCTGGCTGTTGAGCATCCTTAATGCCATTTTCTTTTTTCTGTAAAAATGCGTGCGAGAAATCGGCATAATCCCATAGCGTGCTTCCATTTTGTCATATGAGATATTATTTAAAATTGATTCTGCTATTTTATCGCCCAGGTAATTGTCTATGCGTGTGCATATCTCTATCGTTTCCTCTCTACTCATTTTAAACATCTCCCTATGCGTGACACCTAAGTCTCTTACAACATTATACCATATGTCAGTTTATAAAAACACAATATATTATCGTATTCATGCAACATTATTGTATTTTTTTACCGGCATATTTTAGCCGGTAAAGATCTCAATATTCAGTTTAGACCACCTTACATCCACATTCATCTCCTGCAAGAACATATTTCCCTTTGTTTTCAATATTAACATCACAATTCTTATACTCTCCGTAAATACTTCTCTTGCAGTCTGTGCAGTATACAGCCTGTTTAACTTCCTTACGGCATTTTTCAGACAGATTTTTTACACTTTTCAAATCTTCGTCTGTCATTTCTCTGATTTTCTCAACAGATGTGATTCCTGCTCTTAATAATGTGTTATATGTTCTGACTGATAAATTTAAATCATCAATTTTCATAGTTTTTACCTCCGTTAAAGTTCAGTTTAATTCACGAATCTTAACTTCCCCTATCCGGCAGAAGCAGTTATATGATGCCACTACCATTTCAATATCATCTCTTAATTCTTCAATCTGATTTCCGTCAGAATAATCGTTATCCGATTCTACGGTCAATTCAATTTTATATTTCGCCATGACACAACCTCTCTAATATAAGTTTAAATTGTAAACTCCATGTGAAGATATTTACCATCGTATTCAGTTTCCCAATAATAATCTCCCTTGCATGTCTGGTCGCACCATTCTTTACAATCATCTCCGCCCTGCTCGCCACCTGTATGATAATCAGTAATATCAGCAAAATCGGAGTTCATACCATCCAGTTCAAGGTTTTCCTTACACCACTCCGCAATTTCTTCATTAAGTGCATTTCGTTGTTCAATTTTATCAACTATCTCTTTTGGAATCTTTCTCATTTCTACCTCCTAAATTCTAATTTACAACATTACCAGTTCACCCTTGTTGATAAGCGTACTGGCAATGCTTCTTGTTACGTGCGTCATAATTTCAGCTTGTGAATGATTTTCTGCAGCATACTTTCTAACAGAATCCAAATCATAAGAAAACCCTGCATCGTCAAGGTACTGTCTGATAAACCGCTCATTGTCTTCCGCTGAAAGCCTATGTAACTCATGCTTTTCTGTGAATCTACGCTTCACTGCGGTATCAACATCATCCATAAGGTTTGTTGCGGCAATAATTACGTGGTCGTTAGTAACTGTATCCAGCAGCTGTAATAAACATGTAGTGCTTCTGGAAACCTCTGCGCTTGCACCGCCACCACCGTATTCCCTCTTTACTGCCAAGCTATCTATCTCGTCCAACATTACAACGCATTGTTGCTGATTGATGAAATTAAACAGATTAGTGATATTTTTTGCAGTTCCACCAAGATAACTGTCAAGCATACGTGAAAAATTTACATACAGATACGGCATTCCAAGTTTATATGCTACATATCTGGAAAAAGCTGTCTTTCCGACTCCACTCTCGCCATAGAGTAATGTTGCATTCAGATACGGGATCTGTTTCTCCATAAGCTGTAAACTCACATCGTTCATGTTCTTGATTAGCTCAAATAACTTTCTTTCATCCTGCGTTAAATAATATCTGTTTTCCAAATATGTATTTGTCAGATCTTCCATCGTGGCAAACCCTGAAATATTTGCAGGAAGTTCCATAAGATTCATTCCACCAGATCGTAACAGACTCTGATATTTAGTGACTGCATAATGGTTTTTCTGAGTTGTATCCTCAGCGCAACAGCAAAGAGCTGCATCTTTGGCTTTTTGTATATTGTTTTCAGCCACATATC